ACGTGCTCCTGGCGCTTGATGCAGATAAGGCCGGGGACGAGGGCAGCGAAAAGATACGGCGTGCTATCGGACGGGGTGTCCGTTTTCGCCCTCCTGCCTCCGACTGGTGCGCGGTTGATGGGCCACTCCCGCCTCTACCGGCTACACCTAATGCTCCAACGAGCATACTGGTACCTGCGGGCGAACTACTTACCTTGGAGGTCCCAGATGAACCATCGTACTTCGACAAAGCGATCCTTCCTGTCGGGGGTACGCTCATCCTTCATGGCCCGTATAAATCATTCAAGAGCTGGATTGCATTGGACCTTATGTCTAGTCTCGCTCAAGCTGAATCATGGGCCTTGTTCGAGGCTAAGCAAGACCCCATCAAGGTTGCGATCCTGAACTTCGAGATTCCATGGGCATATTATCGAGAGCGAATAGCCGCGATGCGGCGACACGCGACACAAGAGAGGGAGTTCGACAGGAACCTGCTTACCTACTCTCCCCTCGTCCGACCAAACCTCGTCGCAGGCGACGCAAAGAGCGAGTCGGTTATTCTCCGCGACGTAACAGACGCGGGCATATCGGCCGTTTTGCTAGACCCCGTGCGACGGGCCATTGGGTACGCCGACCCAAACGCGGAGCAAGAGGTACGCCGTATGCTGCGTTTCGTGGAACGGTTGAATAATGAAGGGATTGCCGTGGTGCTGGTACACCACGACAACAAGGAAGGCGACAAAGTGGGCGGTGGCGATCCGCGTTTCATGACCGGCTCGGGTGCATGGGCCGGGGACGTGGACGGCATCGTGTCGCTGACCTTACCACAAGGGGAATCACGTGACACGGGGACACGGAGGAACATGCGGTTCCTGCTCAGGAACGCTCCGTCGCCAGGGCCACGCGGGTTTGAGTTGGCCGAGGATGCCCGTGTCACGTATACCCATGAAGCTTTCATAGAAACGGAGGTAGGAGACGTTGCTTTCTAACGCCGACAGACACACCATCGCCCGAGAAGTACTTGACATGCAGCCCCGCACGTGCGAAGATATGCAGATAGCATTCGACGAACTAGGGGGTTGGCCGGTGGCGCAGGACGAGGCTACCGATGTAAACACCAAGGCTCTCCTACACGAAATAGGATGGCGACTGGTGGACTGTAACGAACGACAGGAAAGGCGCGATCAAGCGCGAGAGGCACGACGACAGATGAAGCAGATGCTACGTGTTCAGGATAACTAGCGAATACAAGAAACGAACCATGGCGCGCGCCATACCAGGGGCGTATTGGAACCCCGACGTGCGCGCGTGGGTAGTGGACGAACTGACGCCCCGCAATGCGGTGGTGATCCTGAGTCTGTTCCCCGAGCTAGCGACGCCCGAGTTGGAAACATTGCGGGCCTCGGTGCTAGAGGATGCTCGCCCGTTCGATAACGCCTCGGACTACGGGCGGCGTGTAGATGCGCCCCGAGTCCGGCATACGCTCTTCGAGGAAGGACACGACTTCTACGACTACCAGGCTGTAGACCTGGGGTACTTGGCCGATGTAATCCGCATCCACAAGGCAGGGTACGTCGCCTGGGAGCGCGGCCTCGGTAAGACGCTGGCGACGTGCGCCCTCATCGAGGACCTGGGGGTTAAGAGGGTCCTGGTGGTCGCTCCCAATACCGCCAAGCTGTCGGTATGGAAACCCGAAGTCGAGCGGTTCTTGCCAGGGGCCAAAGTCCGGGTGATGCCGAACAACAAAGCGCAGCGGGAACGGCTCATGGGATTCGTGCAGCAGGACGATTGGAGCATGGAAGCGCCACCCGGCAAGTTCGACAATGTGCATATACTAATCGTACACTATGAGGCCCTCGCTCTCATCGCAAAGGATCGAAAGGATTGGAGTGGCTGGAACAAGTACGGCACGTGGGACCTTGTGGTTGCTGACGAGGCTCATCGACTGGCCAATCCGAAGACTCAGATGCACCGGGCCATTCGCAAGGTACCATCGCAATACCGGCTTGCGCTGTCGGGGTCTATGATTCAGAACCGGCCCGAGGAAATCTACGGTCCCTTGCACTGGCTGTTCCCCAACAACTACAGTAGCCAGTGGCGGGACTGGAACGACCGCTACTTGGAGTACATCAAGGGCGACTTTGGTAAGATACTGGTTGGCCCTAAACTGTCCCGAGTGAAGCAGATGAGGCACGAGTTGGGCGTGTATACCGTCTACCGACGAAAGGAAGATGAACTTGACCTACCGACCAAGACTGAGCAAACTCTTTTTGTGGATTTATCACCGCAGCAACGCCGGGTTTACGATGACCTTCGGGATACCTATGTTGCACAGTTGGATAGCGGCGAGTCACTTATCGCCGTTAAGCCGGTGGTCATGCTCACTCGCCTTCGGCAAGTGGCGAGCGGCCTGGAATTGGTATCCGAGACAGTCGCAGACTCCACGAAGCTTGACCTCGCGGTTGACCTTATCAGTGACGACCCCGATGCGCCCTACGTTGTCTTTAGTTGGTACAAAGCTGCGGCGTATGCGATCAGGGATCGTCTCGTCAAACTCGGAGAGGGGGTAGAACTTGTCACGGGTGACACGCCTCACACGAAGCGCGCGGATGCGATCCGGCGTTTCCAAGGTGAAATGGGTGGCCGTATATTTGTGGGCACCATCAGTACGCTCGGTGAGTCCGTCAATCTCCACCGTGCGACCAATGCGATTTTCCTTGACCGCTCGTGGAACCCTGCTCAGAACGCCCAAGCGGAGGATCGCCTATATCGCATTGGACAGGAGCGCCCCGTCACCATCACGAATATCGTGGCGAGGGACACTGTTGATGAGCTACGGGTTCTGCCCGCCCTTAACGAGAAAGACAATCTTCGACGGATCATCCTTGGAGGGAAGTAATGCCGAGTAGAGACGAAGTACTACGGGACCTAATCACGCGCGTTACGTCGCTTGAAGAAAAGGTCTCCGACCTAGAGAACAAGGCCAATGAGGGCTGGGACGAAGAGTTCGACGTTGGCCCGGAGCCAGGGCCGGAAATGCCCAAGCGGGCCATGACCATCATCGAGCTACGGGACGGCGTAGAGGTAGAGATTCCGCGCGCGACCGAGAAGCAGATGGACATGCGACAGCGGTTCATTGACCGTGGTGGCATGAAGGGCCTGCGCTCCATGAAGGTAGAGGATGCCGAGAAAGCCTTTATGGTCGGCGGGCCGATCTGGCTGCACGCCTTCGACCGCGACTTTGTGCTGACACTCCCGGCCGATGCCAGGATGCTGCTGTGTGAAGACGTGTGGGAAGTAGACCAGAAGGCAGCGGGCGATCTGGCCCGAGACATTCTAAAGGCCGACGACGAGGATCAGCGCATGTGGGCTTACGACAGCGCGGAAATGGTGTTTGAGAATGCCGAGTCCTAACCCAAGTTACGCCGAGCTAGTCGAGCGCGTCGAGAAGATGGAGTCGATGTTCCGTAAGGGAGGTCTGCCTATCGACGCGCTGCCGATGAAGGCGCTGCAAGAGCGGATGGAGGCTACGTTCTCGCCGGAGGGCGATCAGTTCATCCTGCCTCACTCGGTCGGCATCGACTCGCTAGCTGCTATCCCGCACGCTAGGGTTCGCACCGATACCACGTCGGCCTACTTGACGGCAGGGGCGTACACACCGATTCGCTTTGACACCGTGGTCTATAACAACGAGTGCCAGATCAATCTGACGACGAACAACACACGGATCACGGCCAAGCGAGGCGGGATGTACTTCTGCTCTGGCGCGGTGACACAGGAGAACATAGTCGCCAACCAACAGAACGCGATCCTCATTACGAAGAATGGGGACTTGGCCGATAACAACGTGACACAGGCCAACAGTTTCTCGCCTGCGGGCGGATCACCAGAAATCAACCACATTGTGCGAATGGTGGACCTGCGTCCCGGCGACTACATTGAATTGCAGTTGTTCCAAGTTACCGTAAACGGACAGCCTTGGTGTGTAGACACCATCCGGCCGTTCCTTGACATGCACTACATTTCACATATCGAAGGGATAGAGTAGTGAGTACACTGAACGAAGACCTTAGGAGGCTCGATGAACTCAAGGCGGATGAGGCTGAGAAAAAGCGCGCCGCCAACCAGGCAGCCGAACAACGTGCGCTATGGGAGAAACACTGCTTCGACCGGATGGTTGATGAACAGTATGATCCCGGTGAGTCAAGCGTCAAGATCAAGGGAGTCGTCTACATTCCCAATCGAACGGACTACGCGGCTGTACAGGACCGTGACGCCTTCATTGAATGGGCGAAGGAAAATGACGCAGGTCTCATTGAAGTTGCCCATCGAGAGGGATTGCTCAACCAGCTTGTACGCGAGCGACTTGACAATGGCGAACCCCTACCACCGGGTATCGGTTTCTACACCAAAGAGTTCATTAGCATTCGAGGGGGTGCTGCGACGAAACATCGTCGTAAGCCTCGTGCCTCGGAACAAGTTGCTGTAGAATGGGTAGAGGATGAATAGACACGGAGCAGCAGGGCTACGCGCCCTGAACCCGGATGCGGTCGTCGAGTTCCTCGACGCCCATTCGGCGATGGTGCCCACTGAGAGCGGTCGCCAGACCAAGGTTCTCAACGGGTACCGGCTCAACCCGGACGACGCGCGAGTCATCCGGCGCTGGCGCAACCAAGCTAAGGGCGTCAGCGTGAAGGGCATGACTCGCATGATGGACCGCTACGGACTAGGGCGGATCGTCAACTTCCACAATTGGGCCAAGCGCCACGGCTACGCCTTTGAGGGGCGGCAGCTACAAGGACTTGACAAATAGTCCAAAATGCGGTATTGTAGGTAGTACACCTAAGAAAAGGGAGACAAATGGGATCAGAACTAACAGAGGTTAGCAGCGCAGTA